AAGGGGACCAGGGGGATATGGGGCCAAAAGGCGAGAAAGGTGATCCGGGAGGTCCTGCAGGCCCGCAAGGTCCTAAAGGTGAACGAGGAGAAGCCGGACCACAGGGTCCGATGGGAGCACGAGGTGAGCGTGGGGAGACTGGCCCCCGAGGTGAACCTGGTCCTGCAGGTCCGAGAGGCGAACGAGGAGAGACCGGACCTCAGGGACCTCGTGGAGAGCCAGGTCCGGCAGGCAGCGCTGCAAATGTGGCTGATGCGACGACGGCACAGAAGGGAATTGTGCAGTTAAGCAGCGCAACGGACAGTGATGATGAAACGAAGGCAGCCACCCCGAAAGCGGTGAAAGCGGCAATGGACAAAGCGGACGGATGCCTGGAGAAAGCGAAAAACGGTGACGATATCCCGGATAAGGTGAAGTTTCTGAACACCGTGGGAGCAGCCAGAGTATACGGGCGGGACATTCATACGGGGGCCGGTGAATGGACCACGAGTGAGTTTGTGGCCTGGCTGAAAGAAAAGGGGGCATTTGACCAGCCTTACTGGATGATGAAGGCATCACTGCATGCGGAATTTAATAAGGTCATCACGGATGTCGGACCGGGAAAACTCAATCTGGGAGGCTGCGCCATTGAGGTGATGGGGACGTATAACGCAGCCATAGTCCGGGTCACCATCGGCGAATACGGTGGCGATGGTTTTCTGAACGGCACGGTCTGTACCTGTACAGTTTACGGAGACACACAACGTTTTCACTGGCGGGTGGATTACAGCACAAAAAACAAACCGGATACGGTCAGCCAGCGGGATGCCAGCACGACGCAGAAAGGTGTGGTGCAGTTAAGCAGTGATACTGACAGTAATGACGAAACAAAGGCAGCCACGCCGAAGGCCGTGAAGGCGGCAATGGATGTGGCAAATGAAGCGAAAACAAAGGCAGAAGAGGCTGCAGCAGGAGGTGGTGTTCCCGGTCCGAAAGGAGAGAAAGGGGACACGGGGCCAGCAGGTCCTGCAGGACCGCAGGGACCTAAAGGGGATACGGGAGCTGCAGGCCCGGCAGGCGCACAGGGACCAAAAGGTGACAAAGGCGATCCGGGGGTGGCTGGACCAGCAGGTCCGGCAGGTGCGCCGGGGCCGAAAGGCGATAAAGGTGATCCGGGAGTAGCAGGTCCAGCAGGTCCGGAAGGGCCGCAGGGACCGAAGGGAGACACTGGAGCCCCCGGGCAAGGAACAGAACTGCTTACTACTGCCAATACATGGACTCAGGCACAAACTTTTAATGGTGGTATTAATGGAAATTTGACGGTAAACGGAAACGGATCATTTAACGATGTTCAGATCCGCTCGGATAAACGCAACAAGCGAAATCTGGTAAAACTGGATAATGCGTTAGATCGTCTGGAGGCACTTACTGGTTATCTTTACGAGATACAGTACTCTGCCGACGGTTGGCAAACGTCGGTTGGTTTAATTGCTCAGGATGCACAAAAAGCCTTGCCTGAACTGGTAACTGAAGACGCAGACGTTATATCTGGTGAAAAACGTCTGCGTCTTAACTACAACGGCATAATTGCATTGTTAGTCGAAGGCTTTAAAACACTTCGTCATGAGATTAAAGAACTCCGGGAGAAGTAAACGACAGCTGTTGTAGTTTCTGGTTTCTACTGAATTTAAATTGTGGGGATGATACTCACCTCACGAATTTCAGAAGGATATATGAAATGGGGATAACATCGGGATGGGTAGGTTCTTCGGCTAAGAGCGAAACAGGTGAGCAATGGATGGGGGCTGCTGGCACTAAACTAGGATTGGATAAACCTTTTATGATGAGTCAAATGGTGGGGCGAGCTATGGGTTGTAAAATAGAAACCGCTTACTATAAATGGAACTCTTCGGATCAAGTTGAAAACTGGGGGGCGGTTGGAGCTGATTGGCCATTAGAAGAAAAAAGCAAAGGGACAATTACAAACGCTGAAAACTGTGGTTCTGGGAGACTGGTGGGGGCTGTCGTTACACTTTCTCACTTTTTGACGAACTCTACACCGACAGCTGCTGTTTATTTATCCGGTGGTAAAGCAGGTAACATCACCGTAAACGTAGGTGGTGCTACACAAACCATGATTTATCAGGGCGTTGTTAGTGGGTTCCAGTATTACTGGTCAGGTTCTGTTAGTTCCGCTTTCGTGGAGGCAATGAAAAAGACGGGAGTAACCCAGGATCTAAAAATTAGTTAAATGGTAAATGAATAATTTTAAAAACTTCACGTTCTACATACCGGAGACGCCGGATATATAGGATATTGTTTTAAGTTGCCAGAGAAATTTTTCCGGACGGATGCTGATAATAATGATGTAATTTTTCAAGATTTCTGGAAATCTGTATTCTGCACAGGCGCAATTGTATGCCGCCTTTAAAACTTCAATTCAGTGACTCACCTGCCATTCAAATTTTCGGATACCAGACAACCATGCCTTATATCGATATAACAACTATGCGCGGGATGATGCCAGGCGTTATTGCATCTATGCTGCCAGATCATTCTGCTGTACTGGCAGAAAACTGTCATTTTCGCTATGGAGTGATCACGCCTGAACACCAGATGTCAGAGGCTGAGAAAACATTCGCGATTAAGCCGAAAACCATTTTTCATTACCGTGACGATTTCTGGTTTGCATGGACGGATGTGGTGGATGTGATCCGCAGTCCGGTCGCTCAGGACTCCCACGGGCGTATTTACTACACTGACGGGCGTTTTCCTAAAGTGACGGATGCGACCATTGCCACAAAAGGGGACGGGAATCACCCGACATCATCGTATCGTCTGGGGATCCCCGCGCCGACGACAGCACCTGTCTGTACTGTTCAGCAGGGCGGTGATGTTTCTGACGATAACCCGAATGATGACGAAACCCGGTTTTATACGGAAACCTTTGTCTCAGATTATGGTGAAGAAGGTCCGCCAGGTCCGGCGTCTCTGGAGGTAACACTCCGTACTCCGGGGACTGCGGTACAGCTGACGCTGTCTCCGGTGCCATTGCAGAATGCCAGTATTAAACGCCGCCGGATTTATCGCTCTGCATCAGGTGGAGGAGAAGCGGATTTTTTACTTGTGGCTGAACTGGATGCATCCGTGCTCAGTTACACGGACAAAATACCGGGGAAAAACCTTGGACCTTCTCTGGCGACATGGGATTACCTGCCGCCGCCAGAGAATATGACAGGCCTTTGCCTGATGGCTAATGGTATTGCCGCCGGGTTTGCCGGTAATGAAGTGATGTTTTCGGAAGCGTATCTGCCGTATGCATGGCCGGAAGTGAATCGTCACACGACGGCAGAAGATATTGTGGCTATCTGTCCGCTGGGAACGTCACTGGTGGTGGCGACAAAGGGGGAGCCCTATCTGTTCAGTGGGGTATCGCCTTCCACAATTTCTGGCTCCAGAATTCCTTCCATGCAGGCATGCCTGAGCCGAAGAAGTATGGTGGCGATGGAGGGATTCGTACTCTATGCTGGGACAAACGGTCTGGTATCTGTTGATGTAAACGGTAATACAGCACTGGCAACGGAAAAGATTATTTCACCTGAACAGTGGCAGAGTCAGTTTAACCCGGCGTCCATTGTGGCTTATTCCTGGCGTGGTGAGTACATTGCCTGTTACACGAAACCGGATGGTAAGCAGGATGTGTTTGTATTCAGTCCGGTGAACATGGATATCCGTTATCTCAGTACACCGTTTGACTGCGCATGGGTTGATCTCGCGAAAGATATGATGCGCGTGGTGACAGGAGACAAAATGTCAGTGCTTGCCGGGAGCTCTCTGCCCTCCACGATAAGGTGGCATTCAAAAATTTTTTCATTACCTGAAAGAACCTCTTTTTCCTGTATCAGGGTGAAATCTCCGGCGCCTGAGCGGGTGGGGATCACCATTATGGCTGATGATGTTCCTGTGATTCATTTTGCGCCGGGTACGTTTAAGGGAAGTGTGGTGAGACTTCCGGCAGCAACCGGGCAAAACTGGCAGGTGATGGTATCCGGATTCGGGCAGGTGGAACGAATAACCCTGAGTACATCGATGTCGGAGATGCCGGTATGACCAGAAAACCGTGGCGTGCGGGGAAGGATTTATCCACAGTTGTGGAGAACATGGAAATTGGCACCGGGCAGCGTGGTGACGGACGCCACGCATTTGTGACCCGTGAGGAACTGGTTGGTCTTAAACTCGCCCGGCGTCGAACATCGGGTGGTGCCTCATATGCACTGAATCCGGGTATTGAGATTGACAGTACTTTAATGACTGTTGATTTTCCCACAAAACCGCTGAATTTTAAGGCGACAGGAGGATTTGGCTCGGTTCTTCTTGAATGGGATATGCCTAATTATCGCGGACATTCACTGACTGAAATCTGGCGGGGTACGGAGGATGACCTTGCTGATGCAGTGCTGGTTGCCACGACGCCGGGGCAGGTTTACGGCGATCCGGTTGACCCTGGCTGGTCGGGATTTTACTGGATACGTTTTGTTAACGCGGCAGGAGTGAAAGGTCCATGGAATGCTGAAAAAGGCACTCAGGCACAAACACAGATCGGCGTGAAGGCCATCATTGACCAGATCCGCGATGAGGCTGCAAAGTCGCCGGT